TCGTATCTCGGATTCCTGTTCACCGGCGGCACCGGTACCTTCTACGTCAAGTTACCGGTATGGGCAAACCTCGATTCGCATCCGACTATCGGCTACCAGTAAGGAAAACTTCATATGACCATGTATTACATCCGCAAAGAGGAGGACGGCGTTTACGCCGTCTCCACAACCGATCTCAATAGCATTATTTCTGGAGACTGGCCTGACGCTGAGTATTTTGAATACGCGATGGCCGCGCTGGTTTCGTACCTGTTTTCTCGGCCAGAAAGCGAAGGGTATATCCTGGTCAATAAAACCAAAGTTAATATCTGATAGATCATTGAAACCATAATATCATGGCCTGCCTTGTCATATTTTTACTGGGCCAGTTCGTCACTGGCTCATTGATTTTTTATATCTGTACTGCTCCTGAAAACTCCTCAAGCGCAATGATGTGACTTTCTACAGACTCGTTAATACCTCCAGACTGTAAATCAACCTCCATGGAATAAGCCCCATAAAATTGCATACTCTCTTTGCTTGTTCCTGAAAAGAGAGATGCCGTGCAGGTAGTGCCACTAATGTTTAATGATTTCACCTCAAAATAAAGGAGGAGGTTTCTTGTTTCACTTCCGAGTACGCACCCGTTATCATTAACAAGATTTACTTTAACTTCTGATTCATGTGAGAACATACCTCTTACCTCCTGTTACGCCGCTAAAAGGATCTGCCGCAGCAATGCTGTTTCTGACGCTTTAGCTGTGTTAATTAACGCCCTGTTACCCGTGATACTGATATTGAAGAAGTAACCCCCATCTAACCCGTTATATAGTTTTCGGGATAAATTACCTGACATATTCGAAATCTGGAAGGTATCGGTGGTTATCAGACTGTTATAGATGCTTTGAGTCAGCATTGCGTTTCCTGATCTGACGGGTATGCCGATTGTAGTTTCAACTGTTCCTACATTACCCGTGTACAAAAGCAAATAAGGAACACGCGATCCTGAGACGGTCTGGTATGAGCATCCCATCAGCCGGAACCACTTCGCCAGATTCAGGTTCGTTGCCGTTACTGTTGATGCGGAAAAATCCCCCAGGAAATTCACATTTGAAGCGGATACATCGTGATAAACACTATCGTTAGCTGTCATTGGCATAACCGAATTATCAAACACACGGAATGTTCCGCCGTTCAGTTTGATGATATTCGGTACCGTTGGCTGAGATGAATTGAATACCGTGCTGAGACTGGTCACATCCGTATCACTTATCTCATAGACTCCACGGGTGTTGGCAACAACAGCTACACCTTTCTTGCCGTAACGCAAATCGCGCACCTGGTTAAGTTTAACGCTCAGATTTTGCTTATTACCCGTCCCGGCAAATGACAATCCGGCAAATGCTCCACGGTTAATAGTGATGTGACATGTCACGTCAACTGCCATGGGCGAAGAGGTGGTATCGTCTGTATAATAGGTATCCAGCCAGTTACCGAACCCAAATACCAGCGGTTGGTCGCAGAAATAATCAAAATCATCAAGAGTGATCGATTCCGGATGTTTAAGATACTGCGGAAGATTTGAGTAAATAAACCTGGTGTAGCGGTCTGTTGAGTAGCGTCGAAGGTGCTTCATCCCTTTGATAGTAATATCACGGAACAGACGAGGAACCACAGGCGAGCCCTCGGGTAGAGTGGTCGTTCCACCAGGGTTGGTGCTGGCAAGGTTAATCATGCCACCGATTAAATAAGTGGCAATTGAATTATTGTCGTTATAAGTGAATCCACCAGAAACGACGGCATTTTCAATATAGATATCCCCATCAACAAATCCTCCAATATCATCACGGCTTTTGATAAGCGTGATTTCCGTTGGAGTATAGGGCGCATTGAGCGTTTCAAGTTTCCAATGCGGGCGAATCATTTCTATTCGCCCCATAGCGCACATGCTTATGCCGTTATTACCCATATCGCAGTCAATAATTTTTGTTGTACCCTGCATCGGGTTGTGGAAGTCAATTCTGTTTAGCTTACAGAATATAAACGTTGTATTTGAGCAAACCTCGCCAGCCGTAGACCCCCAGCCAAACCCCATCGAACGCTGATTGATAAACTTACAATCCAGGCAATAGTTAAAGTTGAGAGTATACGAGGAGACCAGGGAGGTGCTGCCTTCACCGTTAAAGGATACGTTCGGATGAACGTCGTAACCCCACCTAATCTCGCAGTCAAAACAGTCATGCATTGAAAGCACGTACTCGCTGCCAGTATCCGTGAGGTTTCTATCGCTGACATTTGGCCCCCAGACTTCATAGCGGGAGCATCCCTGCATCAGCACACTAATTGCATGAGGACGATCGGTAAAATCCAGCATAGGCAGTTTGACAATTGTCGTGTTTGGCTTAATCCTCAGCGCCCTGACGGATGAAATCATGCCAGTTAAACTGTAATAAAGCGCATCAGATATGAGTCCACGCGTAGAAATAAGCCCAATGTGCTCGTAATTCTTGACTACCCCGCGTGAATAGTACGCAGGTATTCCTGAATCAAAGATACACATGCAACTGTTTAACGTAGTGTCGTCAACAAGCCCGTCAATCTGGAGCGATTGGGCAAGCCTGCTCTGAGATGAAGACCCGTTGATTTTTGCCAGCAGTGCAGCGCCCGCTGATGTTGAAGAGTCGTAGGTAATGATTTCATTAGCAGGATCTTTTAAAACAACCTGGCCTTTCCAAGTTTTGGCGAAGTGAAATTTAGCATCACCGAACTCAGTATGACCGTAAAACACCAAGTCCTGGCTTCCATCAATGCGGTAAACAGAACCGGGAGGAGAAGTGTCAGTAATTTTATAGATTCCTTTATCTTTTGCCGCCTCAATAATTGCATTAATCTGGGGAAGCATATTCGTGGCTCCGGTTCTATCCAGTTCTGGATACATATTCATATCACACCAAGTGATAGCGCTCTGAACTGTTCCACCTTGTTTAAGGCCAACCAGTGAAGCCCCTTGCCCCTCTTCGTTCGAACCCAGGTTTGCACGAACAATATCGGCAATTTACAATCAACCTTTTCAAAGGGTTGCATAATGCTGATTGGCTACGCCAGGGTGTCTACCGGCGATCAAAACCTAGATTTACAGAAAAAAGCGCTGGTTCGCGCAGAATGTGAGCAGATTTTCGAAGACACAGCGAGCGGGAAAAATGCCAGGCGCCCAGGGCTGAGGCGTGCTATTCGTCGTTTAAAACCAGGTGATTCTCTCGTGGTTTGGAAGCTGGATCGCCTTGGGCGTAGTGTTCGTGACCTCATCACTCTGGTCTCAGAGCTGCAGGATAGAGGTATTCACTTTCGTAGCCTTACAGACAGCATTGATACCAGTACGCCAGCAGGCCGCTTTTTCTTCCACGTCATGAGCGCCCTGGCTGAGATGGAGCGCGAGCTGATCGTCGAGCGTACCCGAGCCGGGTTAGCCGCAGCGAGGGAGCAGGGGAGAGTCGGCGGCCGCCGCCGGGTAATGACCATTGAGGTTGTGGAGCAGTGTCGCAGAATGCTGGAGAACGGCGCTACTAGGCAGCAGGTTTCCGCGGTGATTGGTGTCGATGTGAAAACCATCTATCGCTATTGCCCAGCATCAGAGGTCATCGTCGATAAGAAATAGCGAGGGCGAATCCATCCCAGCATCCAGATAATCGATCGCTCTCTGGAGTTGATGGAGCAAGGCTTCCGCCCTATCCCTGGAGATGCAACAAAACAGGTCAGGAAACTCTTTCAGTGGCCAGTGAGGTACTGAAGCCATATTGTCAGTAAAAGTAGCATTGAGGAACACCTGACGGGTTAAAGCCGAATGGCTGACGTTAAAGCCAGTCAGTTCTGGAATGCTCGATGCGTTGGATTCTCTGTTGATCATTTTGGTCACCAATACTGTTTTTATGTACAGTATTTTTACTCTTGAAACCGTAAGGAAGTCAAGGGAGATCCCTTTAAAGTTGAAAGAATAAAGCCCATGCATTAAGTGTAACTGATTGATTTTTAGTGGTGTAAAATAACGACTTTATTCTATGAATGTAGCATAAAATACTGATTATAAAGCAATTTGATTTGGTCTTGAAAACCGGCGACCCGAAAGGGTTCCAGAGTTCGAATCTCTGCGCTTCCGCCATATAAAAGAAGGGGTTACCGAAAGGTAACCCCTTCTTGCTTTGTCCGGTCGGTCGTGCATGACCCGGACAGCGACCGACGACGTTTTCATTCCCACAGCGCTGACGGATACATAGCCCGTCGCATGGCAGGACTTTTCACAACGCCCGCTTATTCTTCGACAATCCGCGCCTTCGGTTTGCTCAGCAGGAGCATGACCAGCGCGACGTAGGGCATCGGCTTCCAGAAATAGTAGCCCTGCAGCAGATGAATATTCTGGCGATTAAGATAATCCCGTTGGGCCTCGGTTTCGACGCCCTCGGCAATGATGCGCAGTGACAGCGTCCGCGCCATCTCTATCACGCAGTCCAGCAGCTTGCTTGCCGGCGCCTCCCCAGTTACCCGGCCGACAAAACTCTGATCGATTTTGATATAGTCGAAAATCAGCTCGTGGAGACAGGAAAGCCCGGAATAGCCGGTGCCAAAGTTGTCCAGCGCGATGGAAAACCCGCGGGAGTGTAACGTATTGAGCTTGTCCACAACCGCCCCGTTGAGCAACAGCGGCTCCTGCTCCGTGATCTCCAGCATCAGCTTCACCGCTTTACCCTCAAAGCCGCGCTGATAGTGCAGGCAGTTATCGATAAACGTCGGTGCGTTAATATGTGACACGCTGATATTCAGGCCAATATGAAACCCATCCGGTAGTTTACTAAAGAGTGGTCTCATCTGCGCGTTGACCTGCGCCGTCAGGCTGCGGGTTAGGGGAATAATTAAGCCGGTACGTTCGGCCAA